GCGGGTATTCTGCGCTTGGGAACTTCGAGTGGGCCACATATCAGGATCGTTCTTATGGCGACAATGGTATCAATGCTCCTCAGACTTACGATATTGCTACGTCCTACGGTGGCGTAAACTACTCCTTTATTACAGCTAAGACAAAAGTTATGGGGGCACAAGCCCCTGTCACTGGGCCTACAGCCGCAGCACCTTCATCTGGTGGTGCTATTCCAGTAGGACCTCATCGGTATAAAGTCACTTTCCAGTATTACAACTCAGAAGAAAGTAATGGTTCTGTGGCTTCCACTGTGCAAACGACAACGACGGGTGTACAGACCATCGTTCTTTCTGCTTTGCCTATAGGTGGCTATGGAGTGACTGGACGAAATGTCTATCGTGATAACAATGATGGAGTATATTTGCTCCTAGACACCGTTGCAAATAATACAGCCACAACCTACACTGACATATTGCTGATTGGGTCTACTCCTACACCTATGCCATTGTTCAACAATCCCCCTCCAACCTTTGGTAAGATTGCTCTGTGGATGGACAGCTTGTTCATCGCTCCTACTGGTGAGACCAATCTGATTCGGTATAGCAACGCTGGTGAACCTGACGTATTTGACCCAGACAACGTTGTTACCTGCCAAAGTGACGATGTGGTGACGGCTCTCTATGTATACAATGGCAAGCTCTACGTTTTTGGTTTGCACTCCTTTGGAAGCATCGAGGGTAATACTCCTGACACGTTTTTCTATCACAATATTAGCAAGCTTGTTGGCTGCGTTGACAATCGCTCGATTCAAGTCCGGTCGATTGTATCGGTTCCGACCTTATGGTGGCTGAGTGACAAAGGGTTCTACTATTCCAACGGAAACACAGTTGAATACGGTTCTGACTACATTCAGGACTTGGTTAACTTGAACTTAGCACAGGTGAACTACGCGTCAAATAAGAATACTCAGACAAGTGACACAGACTTTGCTGGTGACACGCGCACTCCGGGAATTCTTATCGGTTCTGATCCGGGTGGAACTTCAGGGTCTGTTACTACGATAAATCCTACAGTGACCTACAGTGCAGAGGCAGACTGGCTTGGTGGATCAACTGTTACGAACATCAAGACCACCAATGGTACCCTTGCTGAGGTTCCTACGGTATTCAGTCCTGCTTTAACATCAGGAGCAGTTTCTGGCGGTGTCCAAATATCTGGCTCCAACCTCATTATTCCTTCAACCACTGATTACACAGGTGAATCTCGTGGAGCGGCAGGTATTCCTACATCAGGACAGCCTCTGTTCTACACAAATTGGAGTGACACTACAACGGCTAGTGTTGAACAAGTTGCATTTCCGTTTATTCCTGATAGAAACGGTACCTTGACTAATTTCACGTTCCAAGTGAAGATCGCTAGTAGCTACGCAGCCATCCCCGGCGAACCTCCATTTCAATTTAAGTTGAGGGTATGGTCCGATTCTTTTGATACTCCAAATGCCATCCTGTACAGCAATACTGTGAACTTTGGATCAGCGGGAGTGCATAATGTAAATCAGAGCCTGTCACTTTCTGTGTCTGCGGGATCACGCTATTGGGTGGGCATTGGGAGAGACGAAAATCTGTCAACATTCCCGATTGTTGCTATAAACATTGGGTCGTCTAATTGGTCTGGTGGGACCATCAAAGGTACGAATAATCGGACAGGATGGAGTACAGTGTCAACGGGAAACATGTTCAGCCCTACTCCTATTACCTCAATGTTTGGCTCTGTCTCTGTCACAACGACAGCGGTTCCTTCAAATGGAACTTGGACTTCACCTATTCTAGACACTGGAAACAATTCTGCTATAAGCGCAAGTGTCACTCAATCTGGTAGCTACCCATCAGGAACAAATTCGACTTTGACTGTGTATGGTTCTCCTAATGCTGATATGTCTGGGAGCACGAGTCAGGTCATCACCAACCCTTCTGGACTCAGCAGCCTGAGTTTGTCTGGTTTTAGATACTGGCAGATGACGAGCTACCTCAACACCACGAATAATCTTGCTACTCCGACTGTTGGAACTCCGGCTCTAAACTTCTCTACCCAAGGAATCTGGATTTCACAACCCATTGACACGACTCTAGACAACGCTGGATGGACTTCGCTTCTGTATACTGGTAACGCGCCTTTCGGGACAGGAGTAACTCTCACAATCGCTACTTGTGCTACGCAGTTTGGGGTGTACTCTGCGTACTCTCTTATTGGGAGTGCAGCAATTCAGCAATGGGCAAAAATCAAGTTAGTACTGGATACAGATGCTGGTAACGTCACCAGTCCTTCAGTAGCTAGTGTCGTTTTAGACTGGACACTCATCTCGACAATTACGAGTAGCATAATTGATACTGGAACGGACCCCGCTGGATTTAACGTAGTCCAATGGGAACAGTTGAACCTAAGCGTTGGGTCTGTTACTTTTTATGTGCGAACAGCGTCCACAACAGGTGGGATTCCGGCAGCTTCTTGGGTACTTGTACCTAATGGAGAATTTCCTGTACTGACGGCGTTACGCTATATCCAGTGGAAGGCTGTTCTTGCTTCTTCTGCTAACGCAATGCCAGAGATCACTTCTGTCACAATAAGTTGGTTTATAAGTGTCGGAACCGTCGGTGTGCGTTGCGCGAGTATTTTCTACAACAAGACCTACTATGTGTCTGTGGCTACAATTGGTTCGACGGCTAATAACACACTCATTCAACTTGACCAATTCGGAAATTGGCGTATCCAGAAAGATACTAGTGTTGGAACGTTCCTATCCTACTTCAATACTCTGTACTTCACTGACGGATTGAATGGACTGATATTCAATGGGTTCATCGCTGACACTGACAATGGAACTCCGATTGTCATGGATATCCGAACGAAGGCTTGGAATTCCAATAATGACTTGTTCCTAAAAGTCCCTAGAGCTTATAAGGTGACAGGATTGAATACTGGTACAACGTATCACGCGTACTACTCTACTGACCGTGGAAACAGTTGGATAGAGATGATGAATGAACAAGGTGCTTTTGGATACGTTACCACGAGCAGTGGATCATCGTTTACTGTCCTGTTTGTTCCTGATGCAGACACTTTGGTATCAGGAAGAACGCTCATGTATAGGCTTGTCTCTACTGACGCTTATCCGTGCTCTATTCAGAACTACGTTCCGTCTTTCTATTCACGGAAAGGACGGTACTTGAATAATGGCTAAGACTCAGAAGCGCAGCATCAATCCTCCCGGCCCTTCAGATAGGGAAGAATTGACAGATTACTCATCGACTATCCAACTGACCTTCGATGATATTTTTCAAGCTGCTCACGATCACTTAGTTTTGAAAGCAAATCCGGCAAGAAATGATGGTGCTGTGCAAGCTATTTCAGTCGTCGATACAGGAACGAGCGTCTATTTGGTTGTGAAAACAAAAAGAGGCTGGTTCAAGAGTACTGCTTTTTCAGCAATTTAAGGGAGATAACACAATGATTGGTTCAATAATGTCTGGTATCATCAATGCACAAGCAGACCTGCCCACAGCAGACTTATCAGCGTTGTTTGGTAAAATTCATGCTTCAGGTGAGAACGAAAAAGCCCTCATCAACGAGTTGCCTAACGAATTAAAACCTCTGTACGAACAGTATAAAGCTTCGCTTGGGGCTGCTGGTACGACTCTTCAAGGGTCTACAGACAAGATCGGAAGTGACCTCCTTGCCCAGACGAAGGCAAACTATGATCCAAACTCTGCTGCTGTCCAAGCCACACTTGCTGCCCTTAAACAACAGGACTATTCTACTCTCCCCGGAACAGTCTCTGCTCTGAAGGGTCAATTGGCAGGAATGGGTGGTGGACTTTCAACAGGCGGCGCAGCAAAAGCTGTTACCAACGCTGTAATGGCTCCTGCTGCGGCGTACTCTCAGCAAGCAGCAAATACAGAAGCACAACAGTTAAACGCGCAACAAGTCAATGTGCAGAACGCCTTGAATACAATCGCGCAAATGGACGACAATACAGCGAGGCAACTATTTGGGATGAGCACCCAAGAGGCACAGACAATTCTTACGACTGGAAGGCAGGACTTACAAAATCAGTTAGCAGACTTGATTGCTCAGAGCACCAGAGAAACGAATCAAACGCTAGGACTTTTAGGGTACCAAGCGAATGAAGGAAAACAAAACGCTATAACTCGTAACGCACAAGATGCTGCTATTACCAATGACTTTGGAAGTGCTTTGGACAACATGATTACTTACGGTGGTTCCAGCCTTCAGAATAATGGAAACTCTGTAGGAGGAGCACAAGCAGTGCAGAGCGGCTTAGGC